GGTAGACATGGTGGAGGAAGACTTCATCCTGACGCTGATATGTTAATAGATTACGAGATGTATATAAACGAACACTTTTTACCAGAATTAATTGACGGAATCAATCATCATATTGATCTAGATTGGAATCTCTCATTGGAAAACTACTTATCATCATTTGACGAAAAGAAGAGAGAAAAATACGCATTAGGATTATAAAAAGCTAAAGATACCTTAAAAATACCAAGAATATTAGAAGTTTTAGTTAAAAATGGAGAAATAGCAGCTGTATCAACAGCATCAGACATCGATTAAAGACCCAGAAATCTTTTTAATCCATCAACTGAGTTGAAGGTTTTAGGAGGATTTTTCAATTATGTAGTTATTAGAGCTACTAAGAAAGTGTTACCGGGGTTTGTACATGGATTAAATACTGGAGATCTTCAGAAAAAGCTTAACACTTCAATGGGTAAGTTTAAAGATCCAGTTTTGGTATCGTGGGACGGTTCATCACATGATAGGAACTAACACGAAGAATTAATCTAAAAAGTTGATGTAAAAGTTATTAAAGGAGTATTTGATAAAGTATTCTCAAAAATGGTATAAAAATTAGACGTTACTGTAGATCTTAGAAAAGAAATATTTGGCGCACTAACTGAAACTGTTTCTCCATTTATCATGATTAATAAATCCACTAAGAAAGTAGAATTAAAAGGAACTGTCAAAGGTACAGTATTTTCAGGACACCCTACAAGAACAACTTGGGGGAATACATTAAGAGTTCTTTCTTACATAAAATACCTCATGAGAAATGCAAACAAAGAATATGAATGTTTTGTCTCAGGAGATGATGCTACTATGATAATCGAGCGTGAAGACTTAGATTATACCATAACTTCTATTCATAGAGCATATTGTTTCGGAAGCGTAGGCTTCCATGGCTTAGGTTAATAAATCAAAGAAATTATAGTTTCTCTAAACAAAATGGACTTTTTATCCAAAACTATCATTTTCGGGACCGATGATTGTTCAGTTACTAGAGACGCATTTAAAGCAATGTTTTAATCACATTTTACTAATAGAGTCGTATATCGAAAGAAATATCAATTCACTCATGATGATCACAAATAAGCAGTACTCAACGGTATTTATTCTTGGGGAGCTAAAGCTCCTATTTTTGAAGAAATCTAACCAAAAAGATTTAATTCATAAATAACAACTGATTATTAATTGAGAAAACATCTTAAAACATATGCTAATGCATATGATGTGAATTATGTTATGTTAGAAAAAGCATATATTGATACTTTAGGTGCAGAACTATATCACAGCTTGAAGGGTTGTGGAAAATTTTTATCACAAACTGCTCC